GACAAAACACCCATCGAGCACATACTAGGGACAAAACAACCGCTTACCAATAAGCAGAGAGAATTCGCCCGCAAAGTAGCTTTAGGCACTATGAGTAAAAGACAATCCTACAAAGAGACATACAACACCACAAGTGAACATTCACTGAATAGCAATCCATATGTCATGATGAGAGATACGAGAATCCAACGAGAGATAGAAGCGTACAGACTGGCAATCGAGGCAGAAAAACAGCGAAACCCGGCTCAACTCAAAGCTCTACTGGTGCAACAACTGGTACAGCACTCCCTTGATAGTGAGTTCCCCCCCGCACAAAGGATGAAAGCACTGGAGCTTATCGGTAAGCTCTATGAAGTCGGAGCATTCGTAGAACTGAAGGAGACAACCGTCATCAACAAGAAGGCCGTAGACATCAAAGCTCAACTGATCGAACGCATCAAAGAAGTGATAGACGTAGACGCTAAGCCGGATAGATCTGGGGCCAAGAGCCTGCAAGAGGAAATCGAGCACGGAGAATCTGAACACGCCGACACCACCGCAGGGCCACCCCCGGTTGTGCAGGCAGACACGGGCTCTCCTAACGCATACTATTCCACACAAACGAATATCCAGGAAAACGAAAACTAAATGTCAAATAAAAAAGGTGGGGTGGGTATATTTTTTTTCAAAGACGTAAGTGCAACAATGTTGCACCCCACGCGTAACATTATGATTTATATGAAGAAAAAGATTGTGATTACGAAAAGGATGTTAGATAGGATGAGATTACCGGGTAAGGGGTATGATGAAATTATGGGGATGGATATGACACCGAAGCAGAGGAATATATTTTTAGTGATAGATATGTATTGGAGGGAGTTTGGTCATGGTCCGTCTATAGATGACATTATGAGAAACAGTGGGGATAAGGGTAGGGGGAATGTATCTAGGATTATTAAGAACTTATGTGAGTTGGGGGCTTTAAAGAAGATACCTGGGAAGGACAGGAGTGTACGGCCTGCTTACATTAATTTTAGGAATATAGAATGATGGAATATGAAGCCGGATTTTTAGCGGGCCAGGATTTTGTACTTAGGTATATTTTGGTGATGAAGGATGAGATTGGTGAATCTGAGATTAAAAAGATAATGGAAGACTTTGGTTATGTACTAAGGGATGGGAAGTATGTCAATGAATGATCAGGCGATTATTGATGCGATTTCCAAGATGCCGGAGGATATGGCTGAGGAGATGTTTCAGATGTTTGAGGTTTATAAGAAGAGTTTGACGGTAGAGCAGGCGGCGAATGATTTTATGATGTTTGTAAATGAGATGTGGCCGGGTTTTATACATGGTCGGCATCATGAGTTGATGGCTGAGAAGTTTGAGCAGATTGCGAAGGGGGAGATAAAGAGGTTGATTATTAATATGCCGCCTCGTCATACGAAGAGTGAGTTTGCGAGTTTTCTTTTACCTGCTTGGTTTTTGGGTAAGTATCCTAATAAGAAGATTATTCAAACGAGTAATACGGCTGAGTTGGCGGTAGGGTTTGGTAGGAAGGTGCGTAACCTTGTTGCATCTGAGCAATACCACAAGATATTTCCGTTTGTTAGTTTGAGATCTGACAGTAAGGCGGCGGGTAGGTGGAGTACGAATTCGAACGGAGAATATTTTGCGATAGGTGTTGGAGGTACGGTAACGGGTAAGGGTGCGGACTTACTTATTATTGATGATCCTCATTCTGAGCAAGAGGCTGCGTTAGCGCAAGGAGATCCGACTGTATTTGATAAAGTGTATGAGTGGTATACGTCTGGTCCGAGGCAGCGTTTGCAGCCTGGTGGATCTATTATTGTGGTGATGACTAGGTGGGCGAAGAAGGATTTGACGGGAAAGATTGTCCAGTCAATGATTGATAGGGACGGTGAGAAGTGGGATGTGATACAGCTTCCTGCGATTATGCCGAGTGGAAAGCCGCTTTGGCCTGAGTTTTGGAGTTTGCCGGAGTTGGAGGCGTTGAAGTCTGAACTTCCTGCGAGTAAGTGGAATGCGCAGTATATGCAGAGCCCGACAAGTGAGGAGGGTGCGATTGTGAAGCGCGAGTGGTGGAGAGTTTGGGAGAACGATGGTATCCCGCCTTGTGAGTTTGTAATACAGAGTTGGGATACGGCGTTTACAAAAGGAGAGAGGAGCGATTACTCTGCATGTACGACCTGGGGGATATTTTATTTAAACGAGAATATACAAGATCCTAATATTATTTTGTTGGATGCGTTTAAGAGAAGGATGGAGTTTCCTGAGTTAAAAGAAGTGGCGATGCGAGAGTATAGGAGTTGGGAGCCTGATGCGTTTATTGTTGAGGCGAAGGCGAGTGGAGCTCCATTGATATATGAGTTGAGGGCGATGGGAATACCTGTTCAAGAGTTTACGCCGAGCAGGGGAAATGATAAGATGGTGAGGATTAATTCAGTAGCTGATTTGTTTGCAAGCGGTAAAGTTTGGGCTCCTGCAACAAGATGGGCGGATGAATTAATAGAAGAGATGGCAGCATTTCCAAACTCTGATCATGATGACTTGGTAGATTCAACTACACAAGCTTTAATTAGATTTAGGAAGGGTGGATTTATTTCTTTACAAACCGATGAGAGAGATGAGCCAACATATAAACGGCGAAGATCTGCCGCATATTACTAAGGATAAATAATGAGTATTGAAAAGTCTTTGTATCAAGCGCCCCAGGGGATTGAGAGTTTAGCTCAAGATGAAGAGCCAATGGAGATTGAGATTATTGATCCAGAAGCGGTTAATATAAAGTTAGATGGATTAGAAATATCATTATCACAAGATGAGGGTGATGAGAATTTTGATAATAACTTAGTTGAAGAGATGAGCCCATCAGTGGCGGCATCGTTGGCTGGGGATTTATCTTACGATATAAGTCAAGACTTAGCATCTAGAAAAGATTGGGAGAAGGCTTATACGGAGGGTCTTAAGTTATTGGGATTACATATAGAGGATAGAACGGAGCCGTGGGACGGAGCTTGCGGAGTATTTCATCCGTTGATTACTGAGGCGGTGGTTAGGTTTCAGGCCGAAATTGTTACCGAGACATTTCCTGCGGCTGGTCCTGTTAGGGCGAAGATTATAGGAAAAGAAACACCAGAGGTGATAGAGAAGTCAATCAATATCGAAGACGATATGAATTATGAGTTGACTGAGAATATGAAAGAATTTAGGCCGGAGCATGAAAGGATGATGTGGTCTTTACCTGCGGTAGGGTCTACATTTAAAAAGACTTATTATGATCCAGGATTAGGTAGGCCTGTATCTATGTTTGTACCGGCTGAAGATATTATTTTGCCTTATGGTACGACTGATATGGATACGGCGCACCGTGTTACGCACGTTATGCGCAAGACCAAGAATGATATATTAAAGTTACAAAAGGCTGGTTTTTATTTAGATATAGAATTACCAGATCCACAAAGAAGCCGAGATGATATTCAAAAGGCTAAAGACAAAGAGACTGGATTTAGTGATTTAAACGATGACCGTTATACGTTGTATGAAGTTCACGTTGATTTAGATCTTGAGGGATTTGAGGACGAGGACGAGGATGGTCCAACAGGGATAATGCTTCCTTATGTAGTTACTTTAATAAAGGGTACGCATGAAATATTGTCGATTCGTAGAAACTGGAAGGAGGGCGATGATCTTAAACTTAAGCGCCAGCATTTCGTACACTACCAATACATCCCAGGATTTGGCGCATACGGATTTGGACTCTTCCACCTTATTGGGGGATATGCAAAATCCGCGACAAGCATTATGCGTCAATTGGTGGACGCGGGAACTTTATCTAACTTGCCCGGAGGTCTTAAGTCCAGAGGCCTTCGGATTAAAGGTGATGATACACCCATTGCGCCAGGTGAGTTCAGAGACGTAGACTTAGCTTCTGGAAGTATTAGAGATAGTATTCTTCCTTTGCCTTATAAAGAGCCAAGCGCGGTATTGGCTGGTTTATTGGGTACGATAGTAGAAGAGGGTCGTAGATTTGCGGCTACTGCTGACATGCAAATTAGCGATATGTCTGGCCAGGCTCCTGTTGGAACTACTTTAGCTTTACTAGAAAGACAGCTCAAAGTATTGACGGCGGTTCAAGCAAGAACGCATTTTTCTTTAAAACAAGAACTGAAGTTAATCAAAAATTTAATTCGAGACTATACAGATCCAGACTACACATATGACCCGGAGTACGGAGGTCGTAAATCTAAGAAAGAAGACTATGACCTAGTAGACATTATTCCAGTCAGTGATCCAAATGCTGCAACAATGTCACAGCGTGTTGTTCAGTACCAGGCTGTTATACAAATGGCGCAAATGGCTCCGCAGATATATGATTTGCCGCAGTTACACAGATCAATGCTTGACGTATTAGGAATTAAAAATGCAGAAAAACTTGTTCCCTTACCGGATGATCAGAAACCTACTGACCCTATATCTGAGAACCAGGCGGCGCTTAAGGGTAAACCGCTAAAGGCTTTTTTATATCAAAATCATCAAGCCCATATTCAAATACATCAGGGCTTAATGCAGGATCCAACAATTGCTGCGGCTATAGGGCAAAACCCGCAGGCCCAGCAAATTACAGCGGCGTTGCAGGCGCATATTGCTGAGCACGTTGGATTTATGTATAGACAACAAGTTGAGCAACAACTGGGTATGTCCATGCCTGCGGAAGATGAGAAGTTACCGCAACAAATTGAATATGCTATGTCAGACATGATGGCAAAAGCAGCGCAACAAGTTATGCAACAACATCAAGCAGCAGCGTCTCAGCAGCAGGCTCAACAGCAAGCGCAAGATCCGCTTATTCAATTGCAACAACAAGAGTTGCAAATTCGCCAACAGGAAGTGCAAATCAAACAGCAAAAACTGCAACAAGATATGCAGCTTGCACAGGCAAAACAACAAGCTTCCACGGTTTTGGATGCAACAAAGTTGGCGTTGCAAAAAGAAAAAATTGCTGGAGATTTACAACTAGGATCTATGAAAGTTGGGGCAGATATAGCTCACAGGAAAGCAAACATTGCATCTCAAGAAATGCGTACAGGTACGCAGTTGGGAATAGATGTTGGCAAAACAAGAGCGCAACAAGACTTAACGGCACGCCAAGCCGCATTGGAACATGGCAGAGAAATGGAGCAAATGCGCATTGATGCGCGTAAGACGGCTCTACAACACGGTGAAAATACCGCAAACAGATTGCATACCGTTCATAAAGAAAATCTTGATAGAAGTCAAGAGCAACTTAGGATGGAGCAAGAAGCCCGGCAAGCCCAACAGCAAGCCGCCAAAAAACCAAAAGGAAATATTAACGAATGATTCAAGATTTCGCACGCGTATTGCGCGAATACATACGCAAAGACATGAATAACTATGCTGATGATTTAGCTGGTGGTGCATGTAAAAATTTTGATGAGTATCAAAAACTCTGTGGGGTGATCTCGGGTCTTGCCATCGCAGAGCGCTATTTAATTGACCTGCTTGAGAAAGTTGAAAAAGACGATGAGTAATTTAATTTTGCCACCTGGTTTAAAAATACCAGAAACCATCCAGCCTATTGAAAATCCAATAGAGGATGCGACAGATGAACAAAAAGCAACAGTTCTACCCGAGCCAACCGGTTACAAAATTCTTTGCGGAGTGCCCGACATTTCCGACAAATTAGATGGAACTGATTTGGATTTGGTTAGACCTTCCCAATATGCTCAGCAAGAACAAAGCGCCACAACCGTTTTATTCGTGTTGAAAGTTGGGGCCGATGCGTACCAAGATAAAGAACGATACCCAACTGGACCCTGGTGCAAGCCTGGAGATTTCATTTTGACTCGAACTTATTCTGGAACGCGTTTTAAGATATTTGGTAAAGAGTTTAGGCTCATTAACGAAGATCAAGTTGATGCAGTTGTAGAAGATCCCCGCGGAATAACCCGTGCTTAAAGGAAACATATGAACGAATCTTACAAATTCCCAGATGAAATCAATACTCCTAAAGAAGAAGAGGAGATTGAAATTGAAATTGTGGACGATACTCCTGATAAAGATAGAGGCAAACAGCCTTTAAATAGGGAAGTAGCGGACCCAACAGAAGATGAAATTTCAAGTTATTCTCAAAATGTACAGTCACGGATTAAGGAATTAACCCATGCTAGACATGATGAGCGTAGGAAAGCTGAATCTATTGAACGCGAAAGACAGGAGTTGGAAAAGCTAACTCAACATCTTATTGCTGAAAATAAGAGTTTAAAAAACAATGTCAACGCCAATCAGGAAATGATTGTGTCTTCTGCCAAACAAAAGGCCGAAGCAGACTTGGTTTTAGCTCGTAAACAGTATAAGGAAGCCCAAGAAGCTTACGATACTGATGCAATTATTGCGGCCCAAGAAGCGTTAACGGAAGCCAAAATAAAGTTTGAGCAAGTTAAAAATTATCGGCATACCCCTTTACAGGATGAAGATAATCAGGTACAAACTCAATCTAGACAGACTCAACAAGTTAGACCAGATGAAAAATCCCTGCGCTGGCAGGCAAAAAACCAGTGGTTTGGATCTAATGGGTTTGAGGAAGTTACCAGTTACGCGCTAGGACTGCACCAAAAACTAGTCAATACGGGCGTTGACCCGCGTTCCGATGAATACTATCAAGAAATAGATTCACGCATCCA